TTGTCGACCGTGGCGCATATGAATTAAGCATTTCCACAGAAGCATATTTCGTCAAAAATGCGACTGCAGTCCGGGTTATCGAACGATATGATGTCATCAAAACCGATTCGGATGCTTATCAGTTTGGCCAGATTGCTTTACCTGAAAGCTGATCAGGTGATGTAAATGATTATAGAACTAAATGAAGCGAAAGATTGGCTGAGAGTTGACACGGAAAATGACGATGCCAGGATCACTTCATTGATGGCAGCGGCCGAACAATATTTAACCAATGCGACGGGGAAAACATTTGACAGCACAAATGAACTTGCCCGTCTTTTTTGCCTGACTCTACTGACGGATTGGTACGACAATACAGGTTTATCTGGCACTGAGCCGAGCCAGCAAATGCGGCCGATTATTCAGAGCATGCTGCTACAGCTGACCTATTGCGAAGACGAGGTGACATAAAAATGCCGATCACCAGTCCTGGAAAAATGAATGAAAGAATTACGTTTTATAAAGAAGTTGTCAAAAAGAATGATTACGGAGACAAAGTAAAAGACAAAGAAAAATATTTGGAATGCTGGGCCGCCGTGAAGACACAGTTTTTAAGTGACATCCAGGCAAGCATTGGCACTGTCTTGGAAGACACCCTTACATTTGTGATCCGGCACCAGCAAAACAAAGAAATTACAAACGATTTATCTGTAAAATACAGGAACAGAGTTTATGAAATTATCAAAATTAACCCAGATGTCGAATATAAAAAATTTGACACGATCATCTGCAAAGAGGTGACATGATGACAGTTGAAGTGGATATTTCCGGAATTGAAGCGGGTTTGAGACGGCTTGCTGCGAAGGAAAAAAAGGTGCAGAAGGCTGGGCTAAAAAAGGCGGCAGAAGCAATTGCTGACCGGTTGCGTGAAAACACGCCTTATTATGATGGCAAACGCGACGGGAAATGGAAAGCACAGCGCCAATTTGAGAAAGAAACAGGGTCAAATAATGGCGACTTTGCGCATTTGCGGGATGACATCAAAATTTCAAATATGAACCAATTTGGTGAAGTCTTTGTTGGATTTGGAAAAGAAACCTATTGGCGTGTCCATTTTACCGAAATGGGTACGATTAAACAAAAACCACAGGCATTTATCCAGCGAACGGAAGAAGAAATGCACCGGAAAGTTATGACCATCATGGTAAAGGAGTTTAAAAGGGGTCTGGGCTTATGACACTGTCTGCAAAAGCAGTCTATGATATTCTTATGGGCAGTCCGGAGATTGGGAACATGATGAATCGGGACATGATTTTTATGATTGATGTTCCGGAAGATGATCAGCAAGTTCTGAACGCACCGATCATTCGAATAAATGAAATCAACGACTATCAGGATGGATTTGCTTCAAACAAACCGTTTTCTGTTTCTTTTAGCGTCCAGATTGATGTCTGGGCCGCCACGATTGAACATTTATCGGCATTCAGGGATACGCTGGATAAACTTATGTCGGAGAATGGGTGGGGGCAATATGCCGGCGCCATGGACAAAGATCCGGATATCGACCTGTATCGCTTGGCAAGAAGGTACCGGGCGGTTCAGGTCATTCATTTTAATTAGGGAGATGAAAAAATGGCGACTTTAGGTTTTAAAAGTGTCGAATTTGGGATCCATGACGGGGACACGGAAATTGTTAAGAAAATTTATAAATTAGACGCCAATGAAGGCGGTACAATTGAAGCAAAATTAAGCAGCCTTGGTGCGCAAATCAATGCTTTATATGCGTCTAATGTACCTTTTTTTGTAGATGCAAGCGGTACGGGAACGCCACAATTGGAATTCACAGCAGCGGACTTGAGTGAAGAAATTGCTGCGTCCATTTCAGGCGCTGTATATGAAAATGGCATTTTGAAACTCGGAAAAGATGCGAAGGCACCATATGTTTCTGTACTGCTAGAAGCGGATGGCATTAAAAACGACAGCATCTATATCGCACTGCTTAAAGGAAAATTCGGGCATCCGGATGGTGTCGATTTGAAAACGGGTGATGACAAAGGCAAGGAAGCCGATACAACTGACAGTGCACTGACCGGACAATTTGTAAACCGGAAATTAGATGGCTTTACCTATTTCAAAACTCGTTCTTCGAATACAGACTTTGATTTGCAGACATTTCGGTCCCTCGTTTTTAATGGATACAATGAAAATACGCAAACGGCAACTCAACAAACTGCTGGCTGATAGCTGGGCTCTTAGGCCCGGCTTTTTATTTTGCATAAAAGGAGATGCTGGAAATGTTAAAAATTGAACTTTATAATCCGGAAACTGAAAGAACTGAAATCTTTACTGAAGGATTTGTGCCAGCAAGAACATTGCGGAAAGTGCTGGAATTCGCGGATAAGCAGGAAAGAGAAAAACCCAGTGAGCTTGAGACGTTGGATGAAATGGTGTCCATGATTGCAAGCTTTTTTCGGGATGATCGGGTGACTTTTGATGCGATCTACGACGGAATCCCAGCAGACAAATTGAGTGATGAAATGGAACGCATTATGACCGACATTATGGGCGGTGAAGCTAAAAAAAAGCTGGGGAAAAACCGACCGCCATCAAAGAAAGCATAAATAATCTGCACAAAATGTATTCGGAGTTAATGAAGAATGGATGGACGTTCAGAGATATTGAAGAAATGGACATATATGGATTTCTGAATGTCATGAACGGGCCGGACAGCAAACAGTATGACGATATAGAAGCTTTCTATAACTCAATTTGACGGGAGGTGAGGAAACATGGCAGGAGACCAACCCCTTGGCAATATGGTGATCGGTGTCAGCATGGAGGGTACTCAGTTCGCAAATACCTTGAAAGAAATACGGGGGCAGGTGCGCCAAGCTCAGAGCGCAATGAAAGCCAATTTGACAGTAATTAGTGGCGCCGGCGATAAGTATGAAACGCTCCGTGCAAAAGTAAAGAGCCTGAATGAAGTAATGGCGGTTAACCAGCGCGAAATTGATATGCTCCGTAAAAAGCACCGGGAAGCCATTAAAACTTACGGCGAAGGCTCCGAGCAAGTTTCCAAATTAGCTTCCCAAGTGAATAATGCAGTTGCCAAACAGTCAGCCTGGAGCAGACAGCTGGATCAAGCAAAATCTAAACTATCGGGGATGGATAGCCCAATTAGCAAGTTTTCGTCTCGGCTGAATGACATCTCTGAGAGGGCCAAAAGCGTTGGCGGAAAAGTAAAAGAAATGTCTGACGGGATTACACAAACTTTTGCACCGGCTACCATTGCAATTGGAGCCGGTCTTGGTGCTGCAGCGAAGCAGGCCATGGATTTTGAAAGCCAAATGAGCGCGGTAAAGTCTGTCATGGCGCCGGACGAGGTAAAAAAGTATGGGGGCGCGTTAGAGGATCTTGCTGTAACCATGGGCGCTAAGACAAAATACAGTGCCACTGAGGCCGCGCAGGGGATTGAAGAACTTGTCAAAGCCGGCGTGAAAACAACAGATATCATCCATGGCGGGCTCTCAGGGGCTCTAAATCTTGCGGCTGCCGGTGAACTGGACCTGAAAGATGCTGCCGAGATCGCGTCAACTGCGTTGAATGCTTTCCGGAAAGACAATATTTCCGTAACCCGCGCTGCAGATCTGCTGGCTGGTGCTGCCAACGCAAGCGCAACGGATGTTGAAGAATTAAAATATGGGTTATCTGCTGTTTCAGCTGTAGCCAGTGGAGTCGGTTTAAGCTTTGAAGATACGACTACGGCGCTTGCGGCATTTGCGCAGAATGGTCTTAAAGGTCAGGACGCTGGGACATCTTTAAAAACTATGTTATTAAACCTTTCCCCTTCTACAAAATCTGCTGCCGATATGATGGATTCGCTCGGGCTGGCAGCGCGAAATACATCTTCTGCATACAATTGGTTAGTTGATAGGGGGATTAAACCAGCCTCACATTCTGCAAATGACATAGAAGCTTCTTTGCAACGTCTTGCAAAAATTCAGGCTGGTGCTGGAGCTTCTGCAAGTAAAGTAAAAAATGAATATCAGGAACTTGCGAAAAACTCCGGTTTTGCATCAAGCGCTTTTTACGACCAAAACGGAAAGCTAAGATCTCTTTCCAAAATTTCTGGTCTGCTTCATGACAGGCTCAAAAACCTTTCGGAAGAACAGCGGCAATATGCATTAAAAACAATGTTTGGAACGGATGCTATCAGGGCAGCCAATATTTTGTATAAAGAAGGCGCCAAGGGAATCGAAGACATGAACGGCGCCATGAATAAAATCAAAGCTGCTGATGTTGCCAAAAAGAAAATGGACAATCTAAAAGGCTCCATTGAACAATTAAAAGGAAGTTTGGAGACGGCCGGAATATCGGTTGGCCAGGCATTAACACCAGCCATTAAAAAAACAGCTGAATTTGTTCAAAATATCGTGGACAAGTTTAATGCCTTGCCGAAACCGGTCCAGCATGCGGCTGCCATTTCAGCAGCGTTGTTAGCCGTTATTTTAACCCTTGTAACCGGGTTTGGGTTTCTGACATCTGGTATATCCAGCTTGGTTATTGCCTATGGCACTCTGGCCGGCGGCATGGCCGCAACGACAGGAGTTATCGCGGCAGAAGGGGCAGCTGCAACGGCTGCCGGGGCGAGCACCGGAATATTGGCCGGTGCAATCAGTCTATTAACCTCTCCGGTTACGCTAACCATAGCGGCCATTGCAGCACTCGGAGTTGCGTTTGTTTTGGCTTATAACAAGATAAAGCCGTTTCATGCTTTCATGAACAGTATCGGATCTGCGATCGGAAGAGCCGTAAATTTTGTCAGGCAGTTTGCTAGTGCGATAATGCAAATGCTCCAAGGGAATTGGGCAGGCGGCGCTGATTTGTTGAGTAAAATCGGATTAAGCGACAGTGCCGTACAGAAAACTATCAATATTGTTACGAAAATACAAAGCGCCTTTAATACATTTAAACCTGAATTATTCACAGAAATTCAGAAACTTATTATAACTTATGGATTACCAAGCCTTTTCGGCTTTATTGTAATTCATTAAAAAAATGAAAAAAGAATCCATTTCTGTTAAAGTTAAAGTAAC